CCAAATAACCACCAATGGTTATAACATGTCAAAAGGAATGTACAGTGATGAGGATTTAAAAAATGATATTTGTAATCCCGTAGTCGTTAAGGATGTTGAATGTAAAAATGAATACTCTAATTTCTCATTAAGTGAGGAAGAACTAGAATTAGCAAATCAGACTATAATAAGAAGAACTAATTATTCTGTCGGTAGTCGTTTATATGATAATGCAGTGCAAAACACCAAAGGAACAATAGTAGCTGCCAAGTATTTAAATCTGAATGTAAAAGAATGTCTAAAACAAGGGAAAGGTTTTTCTGTCAATGATCATCAAGTTGATATTCAAACCACAACGTATGACAATGGCGACATTTTCTTACAATATAGATGCCTCGAAGAATTTAAAGATGTATCTATCTTAACTCGTAATAAAGGAGATATATTTATTCAGCTTGGTTGGATCGATTATCAGAGATTTAAAATAAAAAATAAAATACGAAATCTTCGAGAAGACAATATGTTGTCTGTTTCCATAGATCAATTAGAACCAATGTCCACTCTACCTGCTTACTTAAGCAAACCTAAGTATTCCGATTGATTTGTTTAGCCTTGTATGCTATCATAATTAATTCCGTTCGCAAGGATGCCCGTCGTATGACACACCTTGCGAACGGAATTTTTGTTCTTGACTTTTGATAAATCGATTATAATGTCAGGTTCCATGATAGCAACAGTATCCGATCAGGAAAGGATTCTTCTTCTGGAACGAAGACATAATGACATTGTTCGTTGGCTGGAGTTGCAGGTTGAGGAAACGGAGAAGAATAGGAAACGTGAACCACATCCTTTGGATTTTGGGTTGATGACGGATGAAGAAGAGAAACAGGTTAAGGAACGGGCTTTGATTGATAAAGTGACTACGGATGTTACCTTGGATACGCTAAAAGAAATTTTGGGTATTATTGCCGGTCGAACAAAGTCGATGGAAGCTAAACTTTATCCTTGTAATGACTTTATAATTTAAACATTTATGCACTCCGAATATTACGTTGTTAGATCCCATTCTCATACCGACCGGCAAATGTTGTGGAAGGTTATTACTCGCCCCATGCGTAATAGATTTGATGCAGAAAATTGGAGAGACTTTGAAGAGATCGTGTATAAGAAGAAGCATCCAAAAGGAAGACATACTTTTTTCGTTGTAGAGATGACAACAGAAAATGAGAAGAAATTGCCTGATATAACAACCACTTAAACATTTATGTATACCACCGATAAAAAAGATCCTCCCAAACAGAAAGCTGTTACCGTTAAGGAAATCAATGGTGCTTGTATTGATACCATTCCGGTTGGGACTGAATTTCTCGTCACTCGTAATTTGGCCCCTGACCTTCCTTACTCTCTTTGTGAAGGACTTTGTGTTAATGCCGTCTGGAATGACGAGTATAAACTCATTTAGTTCTTGACTTTGGATAAAACCTCTGATCTGCTTCAACCAATGAATGAACTAGTTATATCTGAGCCGACTGAATTCGGTGACAATGTTCGTGTTAAGCGTGGCAAAAATGATTGTGAATTCCTCGCCATTAGCCTGAGACCAAGGAAGTCAGGAAAGACGTGGGAAGTGATGTTCTATCGTTATTGTGTTCCCGGTCGATGCGATCTTTATTCATTTCAATGGAACATGTCGGATGATATTGGAGTACATCACTTAACATACTTTTCCGACTTTAATATTCCTATGGCTAAGGCAATCAAAATGGCTGAAGACGACTTCAATCGTCCGTATGTGATTGAAATGTGTCTGGAAGCTTTTAGTGCCGAGCGTGTGGTTATTAGGTATCATCGAGATTTTCTACGGTTGCTTGGTCTTGTTGCTCCGAAATCAAAGACCTATCGAAAAGTGGCAGAGTTATGTGAGAAGACACTGGAAGAACGACGGATTCGGCTTGAAAAGGAATATACGTCGAAACATTATTCAAAATAAATTTAAATTATGAAAGAACTTATATTTTTTATTTTTGTAATGTGGATCATACTTGGAACAATGATCTACGCAGAGATCTATGATAACCTGAAACCCAAGTTCCTACAAAGGGTCGTAGCTACATTCTTCGGGGGTCCATTGGTTTGGATTGCTAAGATACTCCGTATACTGGTAATATATGTTTTTAGACCCATTATTAAATGGCTAACTGTGGACGGGTATACGTCATGAGCATTCCAGCAAGCACGTGCCTCTTACTGTGGTCGGTTGTCGGGATCATGGTATTCATTAATATCTGTGACGATGTAAGGGATAGACTCCCACAGAAAATAGCATTCTGTTTAATGTGTGGGCCGTTGGCTTGGATCGTAGCACTCGTAATTATTTTCATTAAATCGCTTAATCCCGTTTGGAATTGGATGTTTGACTAATTTTCTTTATGAATGAATTTATTTCTACATGTATTGGTGTTGTCATCGTTGCGTGGACACTTGGAGGAGTAGTAATTTTCGTTGAGAACGTTGACCGGATAAAAAGAAGGTTCTGGCAATACGTTGTTCTCGCAATTATTTGTGGACCGCTCGGATGGTTCTTCGGATTTGTTTTTCTTATTGGACATGTATTTAGCCGAGTATGTCATTCACCTATAGAGTCTTTTCGTGATTGGTTTTACAAAGAATATTAGAATTAATATATGCAACGCTACGCTGTTATCGAAAATTCAAATTTAGATAAATTGGTTGAGGAAGTAAACACCAAGACCAAACTTGGTTGGATTGCTCAAGGAGGAATTATGTATCTTCATGCCGGGTCTCCAATGGATAGTGATTTCTCACCACGCTATTTACAAGCAATGATTTTGAATTTCTTGTCTGTCGATGAAGTTCTTGGAAAATATTGATAACTATGACTTCTAATTCATGTCCTATATGTTCGACCGCTCCTGTTGGAATGGTTAATACAAAATACCTCTGGCAATTTCCATTGATTGATGGTAAAGTGCTCAATCTATATTCCGACTCACCGGGAAAAAACCCTTTACAGGAAGCAATTGATCAAGCCGTAGCTGATGTAGTATCAAAACAATACCACGACGCAATGGTGGAGGCTGTTAAGAATATTATTCGTCATAAAGCTTCCGGTACGACCAAGGCCGAGCTTATTTCTCTTATGGGAGATCCGACTACCTTCACTAAGAAGGAAAAGCTTGGGATCATTAAAGAAATCCGTGAATGGAAGAAGTCTCGTAAGAAGCGTATTAAAAAGATAACTCCGGAAGTATATTTTAGAACATATGTGAAAGCTTATTCCGAAAGGACCAAAGACGGTCCAATGGTGAAAAAATTAAATGAGATGTGGAATAGTGATTATTTCACAGACAGTCAAATAAACAAAATGTATCCAAGATTTACAAAATTCTGGAAAGAGTACATTGGAAATAAATAAAATTATGGAATATATAATAATTCATGGGCGGGACGATATAGATATGGAAAATAGTATAAATGATCACTTGAAACGTGGATGGAAGTTGCAAGGTGGAGTGAGTATTACTACTGTTTCGGCTTATAACTACTCTGGAATAAAAACAAATTCTATTAGTTTCGCTCAGGCCATGATTAAGGAGGAACCATGATAATTCACGGTGTATTAGATTTAGTTATGTTCCTTGTAATATACGCTTCCATCACTGGTTGGTGCGTGATTGGAGGTATACAATGTGCATGTTACATTTACAAGGTCAAGAAACGGTTTCTACATAGATTTCTTTTTATTCTGATTTGCGATCCTCTTGCGTGGTTTGGAGTATTCCTGTTTATTATAGCAGAACTTATTACACCACTCATTGAACGATTTTGTAAATTTGCTAGAGGCTTCTTTTTTGAATAAACTTATGAACATATTAACTATACTTTTAATTGTTATATTTTCTATATGGATGATATCTGGAGGAATTTTTTTTACTGAAAATTATCACCGAGTAGTAGATAAGTTTTTACCCAAGTTATTTTTTTACTTCATATGCGGACCTTTCGGATGGTTTCTTTCGATTATAGGATTTATCGTTTATGCAATTCAATACATTTATATTCATTTACAAATTGAAAAATGGATGTTTAAGCCAAATACTAAGCCTGATAATGACTGAAATATCTATGTTGTCTATATGTATCATCATATGGCACTCAATCTAGAAGAACTCGGAAAGATCGTAAGAGAAATGCAAGCACAAAGCACGGCTGACTATAAGAAGGCTAACAATTTCAATGAAGTTGGTGCCGAGATTGTTCAGCTTGGTGTGGATGACAAAATGAAGTCCAAGGGTTGGCCGGTCGGTACTGTTGCACCGGTTTCTGAGAAAAAAGTATTTTGAGATTGACAAAAGCAGATTAAACTGTTGTGATGGTAGTCTCTTAAAACAAACTATCTATGAATATATTCGGATCACTTGTTCTTGGTGTAATTTGCGTGGCACTAGCTGCCTCTATTTACGTCCTCGGTATCGTTTGGGGCGCATGGATCTTAACGGTGCTATGGGCTTGGTTTATTGTTCCGTTCTTTCATCTTCCGGTATTAGGCATTGTTCATGCTCTTGGAATTATGATCGTGGCTAGATTTTTGACGTATTCGGTTAGCATGAGCGATCAAAAGATAATGAACGACTTGGATACGGAAGGAAAACTCAAGAAATTCGGTGAGTATTATCTTTCATCTGTATTTCTATTGCCTCTGGTTTTTCTAGTAATGGGTTGGATCTATCACTTCTTTTTGTAAGGTAAGGCTCTCGAAGTTTCTAATACTTTACAAAACATTCGCCGTATTAGGAACCCGTTCCTGACCGGCGTTTTTGTTGGTGTTCACTTATATTTATAGTTGAATTATGTCACGATCACGTTTACCCATCGATATTCAATTTCTATTAGAGTCTCTGACTGGAGAACCTATATCCAACTCGGCTGAGTATGAAGACAACCTAAAGAATCCTAATTACGACGATAACGAAGGCGAGTCTGGGAACACTCCTGATATTTATGGCAATCATAATGATGGATGGGTAAGTCCATATCATAATAATACATTGTTAGATGAAAGTCCAGATGGAGTAAGTTATAAAAAAGATGGTACAGATCGTTATTTGAATTGGAGTGACGACGACGCTCTTGCGTTTATTACAACCGGTAAAATAAGTCTCATAGGTAAAACGAAACATATGACGATATTAGAGGCTCTCGTAAATGATTACCGAGAAGGGAAACTTGATCTACCCGAGAATATATATTTTAGAAACCTACATAAGCTAGGAGTTGAAATTTCTAACGAAGATGCACTCAGAGAAGATTTATTTGGTCCTGTTAGCGGTCCTTTTAGAGATACCGCTATAGAAAATAATGGATGGGTAGGAATTCGTAGAATGAAAGGTGCATTAGTCGGAAGACTTTGGATCAAACGAGAAGTTATATCTTTTTGGAGTAAACAAGAAGAAGTGGTAGAACGGTGGGATTTTATAGAAAAAATGTTCAGTGATTGGACAAGTACGTTGGGAAAATTGAATGATTACAATGTTGATTTCTTGAGATCATATTCTGATACGGAACTTATTCCAGCCAAGAAAGTGTCTTCTACTCGACAGAAAAGCACCGGATCTACGACTGCGGAGATAATTGCAAAAATATTGGATAAAGTAAGTGATATGAGTTCGTTAAGCGACGAACAGGTAAGAAAAATTCAAGATAAAATCCATTTGTTAGATCCACAGGTTAAAGCTGACGTTATGAAGCTTATTCATCCAGACCTACCCAATAAAGCAGGTAAGATAGCAGCGGCGTTAAAGATGAGCACGGCTGAATTCAATAATTTAATGCATGTTGATGAGTCCACGTTAAACGAAGACCCAGATCGTGTAGAAACTCCACGTGGAAATGGTAAACCATTAAATTTGCATTGGCTTAATATTGATGCCTATGCATTTATGGCGGGAGATCTTGTTAGTATAATCGGTAATAAAAAGAAACATGCTAATATGTTCTGGGCATTGGAGGAATCTTGTAAACAGCCTGATAAGATGATAGAGTTTTTTGAAAAGGCGGATATCGAGGTGTCCAGTGAAGAAGAATTAAAGGATGAGTTGTTTAAGAAAGTAGGACCATTCGCTAAAATTGCTTCTGGTAAGACTGGTAATGTACGTGAAATGAAAGATATTTTAGAGGGTAGAATATGGCTGAACAGTAAGGTAATCTCGTTTTGGAATACAAAAGAGACAGTTATAGAACATTGGAATTACATTGAGACTATGTTTCAATTCTTTACTTCTATTTTTGGAAACTTAAATGAGTACCGCGTGGACTTTATAGAACGAAAACCACAATTGGAGCCTTTGGCTTCTGCCGGGAAGATAAATTCTGTTAAAAGCAGCGATCCAAGTTTGTCAACCGCAGAAATACTGGCAAAGATCCTCGATCATACCGGTGAACTTTATCGAATGTCTGATGAACAAATAAAACAGATTCAATCCAAGCTTCACCAACTCGATCCTGAGACGAAATCGCAAATCATGAAGATTTTAGGTCCAAGATTGAAAAATAAATCTGGTGAAATGGCTGGCGCTCTTGGTATGAGTGCGGCAGAATTCAATGATATGTGGCACGTGGATGAAAATGAATTAGATGAGAGTCCAGATTACGTTGGTGGAATACAACAGTTGAATAAACAAGATGACAGAGAATATTTAAATTGGTGGAACGGACAGAACTGTGCGTTCTTTGCTTTTAAGAAATTTAGTTTTATCGGAGAAAAGAAAACTCACTTCGAGGTATTTACAGCTGTAAGAAAAACAAGAGAAAACGGAGAACGTTCACTTCTTTGGTTTCGTGATCAAGGCGTAATGTTCTTTGGTGATCAGGAAGCTTTCTATAAAGATTTATATGAAGAGGGTGGAATATTATACGGCTATTTTGCGGCAAAAATAACACCTAGATATCATGATGATTATCCCGGAATGATATTGGGAAGAGCTTGGGTAGATAGGAACATAATATCCTTCTGGGATACCCAGAAATTCGTTATATCTCACTGGGACCATGTGGTTGAAATGTTTCATGATGCCCGGTTTCTCGGAGACTTGGATAAGTACAATATTGATTGGATAGAACGAGGATGTGATAAACCTTTCTCTACAGCTGAAAAAGTTTCTTCAAGTATTAAGTCTGTGTCACCGACTAGAGAGAATTATGTTGAGCGTGTTATTGAGATGCTAGAAAAAACATGTCTTCTCGATGTACTCACCGATGAACAGATAAAGAAAATAAGAGAAGTAATTCATATACTGGACCCACAGGTTAAAGCAGAAATAATGAAGGATATGGGAGAGACCTTGAGTAATAAATCATCTGAGATTGCTGATAAACTTCATATGAGCGTGGCTGAATTCAACAGTCTATGGCATATGGATGAAAGTAAATTGGATGAATCACCCGACACCATTGCTCCAGATAAATACGTCAAAGCCTCTGATAAAGCCGAGAAGCACGGTATAAAAATTGGACATACTACATCGGACTGGAGAGACAATGATGCCGTTCCGTTTATTATTGATCGACAGAATAAGATGACAATGATCTCCCCGGATTTATGCAGTGCCCATGGAAAACTTGTTCATCCAGAGATGGGCGCACAAATCGTGGCATATAATCATGACCCAAACATATTCAATAAGTTTAAAGCCAGTAAATATCCCGGATGGGGATTTGATCTAATGAAGGGACAGGAATTATATGGAGATGAAAGCGGTAAAGAAGTCGTTACAGGAGCAATTATTGTATTACAAGCGAAGTCTATAATCGAATTATGTAAATATCTAAAAAAGGTTCATTATGAAATTCCATTACATGGAGATATTCCACGAGATGACAAGAATTTCATATTAGGGAGAGTTTGGACAGATTCTAAAACTATTAGCTTCTGGGAGAAAAGGAAGGAAGTATTAGAATATTTCAATATAGTGGAAGAGCTGCTATTGGCGTTGAAATTGGATAAGGCTCACATGCTTTATGATTTTATCGATGAAGATGAACTTCTTACATACGACGAGTTGACAACCAAAAAGTTTTCGAGTAAAGACCAAGAAGAGATCAAGCGGTTGATGGCAATCCAACATCTTGATCCAGAAGCCAAGAAGAAGCTTAATATGATGCTCGGAAATATACAACAAAAAGGTAATGATGGATTCGATTTTCAAGCTCAACGTGATGCAGAGATGCCCGCATTACAGGAAATAGTACGTGCAATTAACAAAGATCCCAAAGATAAGGCTATTAATTTATTCTGGAAATTAGCGCCGGATGAATCTCATTGGTCAATGGATATTTCAAGTGGTGCGGTTCACCGGTCAGATGCTATTCAGTTGTATAGTTTTCACGTCGATAAAGAATTTAGAGGAAAAGGTCTCGGTGAAAGAATCCTAACTATACTTTGTAAAGCCGCCGATAGATTTTGCGTTCCTATTGAGCTGGAGCCCGGTGGGAAAGATAGTGAAGCATATCGACTCGTTCCGTGGTATGAACGACATGGATTCAAATGGAAAAGCGGTTTTATGCGGCGGGAGCCTAATACTTCCATGTAATAAACGTTCGTACCAGTCCTTTTAGGAAAAATAATGTATTCCCGTCCATTTCTATTATAGAATGAGTCATGCATAAGAAATGCATATACCCATGTTTAATCCGATCTTTGTTTGAAAACGAGTTTTTATACATAGTGATTATAAATACTTACAAAATAATTCAAGATAGTGAAATAGTTCTTGACATTTCATATTCTCTGTATCAAAGTGTTGCCCGATGAAAAAAATCAAATCTAAGAAAACAATCATTGAGAATCAGAAGGAACATATTCCTTCATCCACAGAAAATTCAAATCTCGATGAAGATAATGAATCAGGCGCAACTCGCGGAATCGCTGGGTTGTTTCATCCAAGTCAGTCAGATATAATGGATGAATTATCTAGGCTTGACAGTTATCAATACGGCAAGTATAATAGCTGAATGAAATCGAATTATATTCAGATCATTGAGTCTGAGCTACCGAAGCTCACCGAGGATCAACTTTACAAAATATTGGTTTTGATAAAGAATACCATAGGGGATGTAAAACGTCCGTCATGGATTAACCGTCCCCTTTATCCAGAAGGAGGGATTAAGGTAATAGATAATAATTCATTCAGTATATGGACACCCGAATCTATTATTGAAACGGAAAAGCATATCGTACAAGAAGGTGCGGAAATTCGTGAAAAGTTGTTTGTACTTCAATTTTATGATTGCTACGGAATATTCGGTACTTTAGGAAAATCCACGGTCAAAGAGACTGTTGGTGATATATCAAACTTTATAATGTTTGCTAAAGAAAATGAATTTGATGGATGTATAGAGATATACAAAACAGTGGTAAATCCTACAGAAACGTGTACTAGATATGCTATTTCAATAAGAACCGTGAGCAATGATAAATATAATGGAACAATTGGTAAACATGAATGGACCAACAGATTGGGTCTATACAAACATTTGGAATCGATGGCTAAAGTAATAAAACATAAACCTAATTATCATGAATGAAATAAACGACGGCGTTTTATACGCAGTGTTCAGAAACGGAGTTCGGGTTTCCGACTCAGAGTATCCAGATCCTTTTTTTGCACAGGATGAATTAAAAAGATGGAAGGATATCTTAAAAAAATACCCAGATGGTTCCAAAATTGAAGTTCTAACAATAGATAATAACCAATAATATATAATGAATATACCAAGTCTAAAAACACGTATTCGTAGCGCAACATCTGAAGAAGATGTTCAAAAATTGCTTGAGGAAGGAAAGACTTATCAATTTGCTTCCGTAGGAGCAACACGCCGATGGAAATTGGCTGCTCAACAAAAATTAAGTGGTTTGGGTAAGGCTCCAGCAGTCGAGACCAAACCGGTAGAATCCGAAGAGTCTGTAGCCGTGGAAACGGCACCTAGACCAAAGCGACGTAAGAAGAAAGAATAATAACTTTGTACGATAAAAGGAGAGGCCGACAATGCCTCTCCTTTTTTGTTGTGCTATTTATAGATATGCACATAGAGATATCCGATGCTGAATTATTGACTAGAGCAAGAACAGGTCTTGTTCATATATGTTTCATGTGCAGAGACATAAATAAGAAAAATATGATGATAAAATACGAAATCATCACGGGTCGTTCTGGAGTAATCACAGGACTTTGTGGGAACTGTCAGAAGTTGGTTGGACATTGTACACAATGTCGGAAGACGTAATATTCAACCAACGAGGCGGTTGATCCGGACATTTCGAACTTGGAATATATAGCTTTGCAACGCTACATCCACATAGTTTACATGCACCCATTCCGCCATATCCGTCTTTATTCCAAAAGTCACATTTGTCACAAAATTGTTTCCTATGATAAAATATTTCCGTGGGTACTCTAGAGAAACCATCTTTGACGGCCCACGATACCATTGCACCACTTAAATTTTTTGCTTTGTCTATTATATTGGGTTCTTCCATTATACTTATAGATAGTGGTTAACGATCCAAAAAAATTCAGAATTCCATCAGAATTTACCTTATTCGGACACCGCTATACTGTCAGCATCGAAGAAGACCTTTTTGAGAAGGAAAAATGTTATGGTATGACAGACGACGATCTAAAGATTGTTCGTCTACAGAGAAAAAAGACTGTAACAAAACAGAATGTGGATGAAACAACTAAAGAAACAACCAGTGTAACATTTGATTTGACAGATGAAGTTATTATAGAAACATTTTATCACGAACTTACCCATCTTATTTTAGATGCATTGGGAGAATCGGAATTTTCAGAAAATGAAGCGTTGGTTAATATGATCGGAAAAGCATCACTTGAAATATACTTATCCTCGATATATGGAGAATAACGATACAGTAAAGTTAAAGAGATCTAAAAAATCTCCGGTAGTAATAGAGCTACCTACCGGATCGTTGGCTATGGAGCATTATTTAAACAAATATCGAAGAGATATAAATGACACCTTAATTGATTCATTTGATTATGCTATCAAGAAAAGATTTAATGGAATAGAATTATTTTGTTTTGAGAATTCGAATTATATAATCATAGTTAACGATAAAGATTTTAGAGATAACATTCAAAATATATTCGATTACAGTCTAAAGAATGAAGATTACGATATTTGTACGAGAGCAAAAAAGGTTATGGAGCTTCTTGATAGACAAAAGTTTGTCATAAGCTTTAAAAAAAAATAAACCAAATAATACATGACAAGAAAAGCACGCCTGAAACAGAGTCGAAACGACGCGGCCACAACAAATAATAAGGATCATAGTCCGATAGTACCACAGAAATCCAAGTTACAAAATCCGATTAGCATTATTCGGAGAGAACTAACACCGAAACAAGAACAGTTTATGGAAATTGCTCTTGATAAGAACACAAAAATGATGTTAGTATCAGGCCCGGCAGGAACAACCAAAACATATCTATCAATTCTAGCAGCATTGACATTGATAGATGAAAAACGAGTCAGTGATCTTATCTACGTTCGGAGTGTTGTTGAAAGTGCAGACGTAAAAATGGGAACACTTCCCGGAGAAGCCGATGATAAACTATCTCCATATACTCGACCTTTGGTTGATAAACTTGATGAGCTTCTTCCTAAGAATGATATAAAATATCTACTTAACGAAAAACGCATCGAAGGGATTCCTATAGGATATCTTCGTGGATTAAATTGGAATGCTAAAGTCATAGTAGGTGATGAAATGCAAAACTGTACAAGAAAAGAATTAATAACTCTTATGACCCGAGCTGGAGAATTTAGTAAGATATTTTTAGTAGGAGATCCAACACAATCAGATATTAATTCTCGTTCCGGTTTTAATGACATGTTCAACTTATTCAACGACGAATCTAGTAGACAAAATGGAATCCATTCGTTCGAATTTACGGAAGAAGATATATTGCGTAGTGCATTAGTTAGATTTATAGTTGGAAAGTTGAAGACTCTTCCCCCGGCAGTCCATACGCACTAGACATTTTATAGTTGAGTAATATTGGTATATTTCTCTCGGGGAAGAATACTTATATACAAACTAGCTATGTCTAATCAAAGAATATCACAACTTCAGTATTTACCGTCTGCCAGTTTGGATGTACAGGATATTTTATCCGTATTGGACGTGAGTTCCATGACCTCCCCAGCAGGGGAAGCCAAGACAACGACGATTGATGAATTCTGCAATTATATAAATTCCGCTGGATTAGTTAGAATGAAAAAGAACTATTTGGCATATCAATCGGCCAACGGACTTGTGTTTGATCCTTCGTGGATAGGACATACAGATAACGATAGGTGCTATGCTAAAACAGGTTCGTCGTTAGGAGTTAGTTTTTCTATCTTTCTTTGTGGATACGTTCCGCCTAGCTCTCCTATCGTAAACAGTGAACGAATATTATTCGGTGTTGGACCAAACAATACCCCGGCTGAAAATGCTAATTCTGCTTATTTCGGAATGGATGGGTCTGATCTTATTGCATATGTTCAAGGAAATGGGTTAACTTCTACTCGAATGGTTATATCTGATTTCTTTCCAAATTTAAGTGGAAGAGTATTCTATCTCGCCTTGACCAGAGACTCCTCTGGAAATATAAATCTTTATAGCTACGGAAATCTATACAGCAGTTCATCCGGTCCTACAGATCCTGTAGAAAATACTACAATCGTGATGGGAAACGGTGTAAATGGTGGACCAAATATTGGATGTACGATTTTCGAAGCACATATTTTTAACCGTGATATGAGTACGGCTGAAGTCGGTAAGATATTCTGGAGCGGTGTTGATTCATTCAACGGTAGTTTGATAAATTCTTATATACCAGCCAATCTCAATCCCGGTCCTACACAATGGCTTGATCGAGTAGGTGGATGTCACCTATTACTTCCAACCGGAGGAGCCAAGGCATCTGCTCCAGATAATAGATTCTTATTGAATTTCTATGTAACTAGCAGTGGATATTTGGGTAATGGTTCTAATAGAGATATTCTGCCTGCTGGATACATACTTAAGTCGTGTATTATTGAGTCGTCAACTCAACCAACAATGTCGATTGGAACGTCTGTTTTACAAACAGACAGTCGCGTCTGGTTAATGTCTTCCTCATATGATGTCAGTTCGCTCCATTTATTGTATAAGGGTAATGCAATGCCCGACCGAACTATATTTGCACAATTCCATGGATCTGGAGTTCCTTGTGCTATAACACTCGACGGATATGTTATAAACAAATTCAATTTTAGTATACCTCCCATTCCTACTATAACACCTACTCCATCACCGACACCAACTCCTACCACCACACCGTCATATCCGGCATTTACACCGACTCCAAGTACGACGACAACTGCAACTCCTACGCCAACCTCTACTCCTACGCCAACACCAACAACTGGTTTAACTCCAACCCCTACATCTACGCCGACTTCTACACCAACTCCAACCCCTACTCCGACGCCAACCCCTACCCAGACGCCAACACCATCTGCACCACCATATGTTCCAATGGTTGTTCATATAGGTGATACACTGTCTTTCAGCGGACCAATTGATTATGCCATTTATAGCAGTCCCTTTGATATAACAGTTGACGGAGGTACTCCACCCTATTCTTTTGCGATGACCCCTGTAGTAACATCTCCACATTTTGGATCAATATTTATTTCTTCAAGTGGAAGGACGGGTTCATTTAGATTCAATGGAGGATATGGATTCGCAGGATCATATACAGCCGTCTATAAAGGACAGGTTTATGATAGTCTGGCCAATACAGCGACTTCCTCAAATACTATGACTGCCACAATGAATTTATCGTAACAGAATAATATTTATACATATGCTCAACGAAAGAAATACCCAATTACGAAGACTCACCGAATTAGAACTAGTACCCGGAGATCTGATTCCTGTGGTAGATAAAAATTCTCCCACCAGTCCTACGGGAGAGACTAAGTATATAACCGCCCTTGATCTTGCAAATTACATCATTGAGAATGATTTAATAAATCTTAGTACGGGTGATCGTGGACTACAAACCGCGAATGGGTTGTCATTTGATGAAGGACATATAGCTATTACAAATAATGATCGTTGCTACGGAGGTATGATCAATCTTGGACGTACTTATTCATTATTTGTGAAGGGATATATTTCTCCGGACATGGCGAATGTAACAAATGATCTCCGAGTTTTATTTGGAGTTGGCGATAGTCCGTCAATGGCAAATTCCTCTAATTCAGCGTATATTGGTATTCAACTTAACGGTGGAGTAAACGACTTGGTTGTCTATGTACAGGGAAGTGTTGTTATAACTTACCCCGGCTACTTTTCCAATTCTTCAGTGAATTACCGAGCATTCTATCTAGGTCTGACAAAGGATTTATCTGGATTGGTAACATTATACATTAATGGAGAAGCTTACGCTTCGGCGGCGGCACCAACCACTCCAATAAATAGTTCATACGTTACAATGGGCAATGGAAGAACCAATGACTACAACGTAAAAACAGTAATATACGAAGGTCACGTATACAATTATGCATTGAATGCTAACCAAGTCGATGATTTGTTCTATAGAGGTGTTGATACAAACGATACCGGGCTTGTTGCCTCATATAATTCAGTAACTCTTAATGCGGGACCATCACAGTGGTTGGACTCTATCGGTTCTAACCATTTATTACTTCCTACTACTGGTGCTTTGGCTACTGGACCAAGTAAACGATTTGTTCTAAGTTTTTATGCGGCTGCTAGTGGATATCTTGGTGATGGATCGGTTAGAGATATTCTTCCTGAGAGATATGTCTTGACTTCATGTGTTTTGGAGTCTTCTGGAAAACCACTTGTTTCGATTGGATCTTCTCCTACCCCATCATATCCCGGTAGTAGTGGAACGGGATCTTTTTGGGACAATCGTGTTTCTATCGTTAGTGCTTCTTACGGAGTGAATCCCTTGAAATTGGTTCCGCTTGGTATTGCTCATAAAGATAGAACGATCTATGTGGAGTTTTATTCAGGAGCAGCTCCATGCTCAATTACATTTGATGGATATATCAGAGATTCATACGACTTGTAATAACATGTTTAATACTATTCCAGATCATGGTTTACCAGAAGGAGAAGCGTTCGGAATATCAGGATCTATCTTTAGATCAGATGTTGACGGTAGAACTTTCAGAAAGAATACTGATGATACAACAAATCGTGGATGGGTCGAAATTGACCCAACACCAACTACGACTGCTACACCTACGCCAACCGCGACGTTGATTATTCCATCTGCTACTCCAAGACCTACCCCGACACCGACACCGACACCAACTCCTACTACTACCCCGACACCTACTCCGACACCAAGTGTAACACCTACGCCATCACCAACTCCGGGATTAACTCCAACAGCTACACCTACGCCCTCGCCAACATCGGTTACACCTACACCTACATTAACTCCAGCTCCAACTCCCTCGCCACTCTGTGGTAATTATCATCTTACTGGGAATCCTACGATTTATGTGACATGGGTAAATTGTAATGGTTTACCTAACTATCTAAATCAAACTACGGCTGGTCCATGGGACGCTGGTATAATTTGTGCAAATATCGGAAGCGTTGAAGTGCATGTTGGAAATGCTGTGATGGTTGGTTCGTGTTAAATTTCCAAAGTCGTTCATATATATGATAGTAACAACATTCATATATACCCATGAAAAAGGATAAAATTTTCATCCAGATCGCGGCATATCGTGATCCTCAGTTAGTAATAACAGTTAAAGATTGTATAGCACGCGCCAAACATCCTGAAAACCTCGTGTTTTGTATCGCATGGCAACATGCCGAAAATGAAAGTATTGATGATATCAAATATTTTCCTAATGTAAAGATTATAGATATTCCATACTTACAAAGTCGTGGAGCATGTTGGGCGAGAAATCAGATTCAACAACGATTTGATGAAGAAGAATATACTCTTCAACTTGATTCTCATCATAGATTCGTTCAAGATTGGGATGAGATTGTTATAGGAATGTATAATCAGTTGAAGACATTAGGATACGCTAAACCTCTTCTAACCGGATATATGCCTTCATTCGACCCAGAAAACGATCCAGCTGGCCGAGTTCAAACTCCATGGAAAATGGACTTCGATAGGTTTATTCCAGAAGGCGCTGTATTCTTTTTACCTGCTTCTATCGATGATTGGAAAACTCGTGATTGTCCGGTTCCATCACGCTTTTATTCAGCTCACTTTTGTTTTACAAGTGGACAATTTGTGAAGGAAGTTCCTCATGATCCAGAATATTATTTTCATGGAGAGGAGATCTCCGTTGGCGTTCGTGCTTTCACACATGGATATGACTTATTTCATCCTCACCGTTTGGTAGTGTGGCATGAGTACACTCGTAAAGGCCGTAATAAACATTGGGACGATCACACCGGCCAGAAGAAGCGAGAATTGATAGATGGGAAAGATTGGGGTCAACGTAATGCTGAATGTCACAGACGCAATCGGTGCTTGTTCTCGATGGACGGAGAATCTTATGATTCGATCAATTGGGGTCCATATGGATTCGGAACAAAACGAACACTACGAGATTATGAAAAGTATTCTGGATTGAATTTCGGTAGACGTGCTGTACAGAAACATACCACCGATAGGAAATATCCACCTAATCCGTGGTGGGAATATAAGACTGAACAGGAGTGGAATGAATCGTTTCTGGCGGTATTTAAACACTGTATTGATCTACAAGTAAGTCAATTTCCGGAAAACGATTATCAGTTCTGGTGTGTCTCGTTTGAAAAGGTAGATGGAACGGTTGTTTTCCGCAAAGACGTGGACGAGAAAGAATCTGCCAATCTATTGGCTTCTGCAAGGAACCCTAATGGAGATAAATACATTAAACTATGGAGAGAGTTTAATTGTGAGGGAAAACCCCATCACTGGGTAGTTTGGCCTTATAGTAAATCAAAAGGTTGGGGAGAGCGAATTGTTGGAAACCTATGAAGTTCTGTTTTGCTACTTTCGTCTTTGGGGAAAAATACTATCCGGTAGTTAATCGTTTTATAGATGATATATCTAAATCCGAATTCAAGCCTACGCTAGTTGTCGTTACTGATAAACTGGATATGATTCGTTTAGAGAGATTCGTCAAAGTTTTCGATATCAGATCACTCAATCCAAAGTATGTCGATTATGCGACTAATTACTATGGATTTGATTTCTCCGTAGAGAGATATGCTATCCACGCTGCTCGTAAACTTGGTTATGAATGGATAGTATTAACTAATGCAGAAATGCGAGTTGATAGGGACTTCAATGAAAGTTCAATTACAAACTGCTTCAAGGAAAATTCTATTCTTAGCCCGTCAGTGTTCAATTTCGAAGAACAAGTAACGTCTCCCAGTAAACTTGGACTGCGCTTGCTCGAATATGAAAAATACTTCGGTGTTCAAGTCGATAAGAAAAAATTGACTAATATGCCGGAAGACTGTATAGAATTTTTTCATATGTCTCCATCTAGATACGATGCATTTCTTGTTGACTGGGATCGATGTATTTGTTATAAATATAGTAAACCGCTCTCCAACGTTCCTATAGGAAATATAGATGAGATATGTTTCTGCGCAGTGAAAAATGGAATAGACATCGGAAATAACGTTGACAAGTCTTGTAGAGTTATTCATGCTCAACATGATAGATGGTACGCGAAATAATATGAGTACAACACTAGTAACAGCTCTTTTTGATTTAAAACGAGGGGAAATGAACACCAGTTTTAATAGACCGTTTTCTATCTACATAGACAATTTTGAAAAATTACTGTCGGCATGCAAATCCATTCCTATGCTTGTTTATATAGAGTCTTACCTCGAACAAACGGTAAAGGACGCAAGAAGAGGATCTGTAGGGACCGATATCAGAATTAGAGGAAAAGAGGACATTCTTACGTGGTTTCCATTTTATGATGATGTTAAAAAAATAAGAACTAATCCGAAGTGGTTCGGTCAAGCCGGATGGCTTTCTGATTCTACACAAGCTAAATTGGATATGTACAATCCTCTTGTAATGAGCAAGATGTTTATGTTACATGATGCGATATGTTATAATCCATTTGATACCGAGAATTATTGTTGGATTGATGCAGGACTGACTCAAACAGTTCATCCCGGTTACTTTAGTCACGACATGGTAATAGAAAAAATGGAACCATTGCTCAAGAAACTTCTTTTTGTATGTTATCCGTATATTGGAGCCAATGAAATTCATGGATTTGTGCGGGATGAGATGCATCGACTGGCTGGAGTAAAGTATGTTGATCGAGTCGCTCGCGGAGGATTCTTTGGTGGCAATAAAGATATTATCAAAGAAGTGAATGGAACGTATTATGGTCTTCTTCAAGATACATTAAGTCGTGGTTTCATGGGGACCGAAGAAAGTATATTTACTTTATTGACTTATCAGATGGCAGAAAAGATAAATGTTGAAATGATCGATGGTAATGGCCTAATGAGCACATTTTTTGAACGAGTAAAGAAGATGCCTATACCAAAGAACGAGACGATCATATTAAAAGATAGTGTGTCAGCGAACGTAGAGTATTATCAATCTGAGGAAGAAGTCGAGATGAATAAGAAGGGGACGGGAACAAATTTATACGTTGTGACGTTTAATTCGCCTCCCCAACTCCAACTACTGTTTGATTCGGTAGAAGCGTCCAATCCAGAATTACTGAAGGTAAAGGGAAGATTTTTGATCGATAATAGCACCGATACATCGACTATTCCTGATTATGATGCAATAGCTTCCAAATACGGGTTTAAAGTGATTAGAATGGGTAATGTGGGCATCTGTGGAGCAAGACAGTGGGCTGCACAACATTTCCATGAAAGCGATTCCAAATATATTGTGTGGTTCGAGGATGATATGTTGATGGTAAAAGATAAATCGGAGCATTGTAAAAATGGATTAAATATGCACGTTGATAATTGGTTGGACAAGTGTATCAAGATCGTAGAAAAGGAAAAACTTGATTTTTTGAAAATTTCTTTCTCCGAATTTTTTGGTGATCATCATAAGCAATGGGCATGGCATAACGTGCCGGAAAATATAAGAAAGAAATATTTTCCGGATGGAACGTGTAGAATGAAGTGGAAAGAGTCAGGATGTATCGATGGACTTAGTTATCTGATCGGAGAAGTCTATTATTCAAATTGGCCTAGTGTTATGACAAAGGCCGGAAATTATAAAGTATTTTTAGAAACTAAATTCGCTTCTCCGTTTGAACAAACTATCATGAGTCAAGCATTCCAAACAATGAAAAAAGGTAGGCTTCGGAGTGGGGTATTGATGTCATCGCTCGTGAATCATAATAGAGTCTATCACTACAAAAGAGAGATTCGTAAAGAGTGTTGATTTTGTGGTTGACAAAATTAGCTTCTCGCCGTAGCGTGTGAGAATGCAAGATCTATTACCAAGCGAATTGAAGTACCGGCTACCGGAGGCCGTTCGAGAAGAAATACAAGGATTAGCGGATATTGGGTGGACATTTACAAAGGATTACTGGGAATCTGGTCATAATGGAGATCCATATAATGACGTGAAATTTCAAAGTCCAGCAATGTCAAAAGCTGCTTCGATTGGGGAATATGATTGGAATACACGTATTACTAAGAAGGAGTTATTAGAGAGAGAAGCGGAATCGGTTGCATGTAGCTGGTTGGTATTATTGAAGCATGACTTGGATGTTTTTAGTCCAGCTACTAAAAAATTAAAATCTTATTTTTTGAAAAGAAAAAGTTGTGACTTTAAAGAATTGAAGAATAGTCAACCTACTGTGATTGTCAAAATATCTCCGAAGATAAAAAGTAAACCAAACAAGGTAAGAGTAACCGTTGAAATATTGTAATTTATGGAAAAAACACAAAAACTAAATACTGGTGCAAATATGACCGAGGTTCAGCTTCGGGAAAACTATGATTATTTCATAGATTTCTTGAGAAAGAACTTTAAGGGGGAGCGTTTGGAAAAACTTCTAAACTTATATTCCGAAAATCGGTATGGAATCCAACTAACCACAGCTCCCGCTAGTGGTAAAGCAAGTTTTCATTATGCTTTTCCGGGTGGTTATCTATTACATGTTATGAACGTTGAAAAGGTAAGTCGTGGTATTCAGAAAGTATTTCAGGTTTGTGAAGGCACGGTCGATTACACTGAAGAAGAACGTATCTTTGCTGCATTAAATCATGATCTCGGAAAATTGGGAGATGAAGAATTTGGTCCTTATTATCTTCCACAAACAGATGAATGGCGACAACGAAAACTTGGTGAAATATATGCTCATAATAATGATTCTCCACCATGGGACGTTACTGACCGGGCACTTTACATTCTACAGAAAGAAGGTATTCTTCTGACATGGAAGGAAACGCTCGCAATTAAATTATCAGATGGAATGTTTGAAGAAAAAAACATAAAATATTACAAGGCTTTCGATGGACTTAAAACTCGTCTTCCAGAAATGATTCATTGGGCCGATTGGATGTCAGCTAGAATAGAGAAAAGTCAATGGGAAAAGTTGCAATAATTTAGGTTCGTCTCCTGAGAAAGACGATGGTGGAGGGTTGCATTCGTTCCACCCCTAAGCAACCCCGAGCAATCGGGGTTGTTTTATTGTATGGAGCTGATATTTATAAAGACATGAAGTTAAAGGATATAATAACAGAGATAACTGGCCAACCATCTAATACGTTCCAGATGTATCGTGGTGGACAACGTTGGACACGAATACCAACGGAGATAATTGGTAGTAAAAAAGGTAGGTATGAGGCAGGTATCGGAATTTATACAACAAATAGCTATAATACAGCACGTCGTTACGCAGGAGGTTCTAGAGTTGTTCAGCTTGTAACAGTAGATAATAATTTTAAAGATTTAAATAAAGTGGATATATCAGTTACGGAACTAATTGATTTCGTTAAAAAGACATCTAGAATGAGAAACAAAAACTGTATTATAGATGATATAATGAATTATTCTAATAGGGTGAAGAAATCTATTATTCCACTTGAAACACTGAATAACTTAATCGTTAACTATGAAGCAGGAGCCGGGAGTGTGGGTGTTGATGTGTCTAATTTTTTTGTAAGTAAAGGAGTGGATGCTAATATTGTGCAACAATATGGCCAAGAATTTTGGTTAGTTGTATTCAATCCAAAGATCATAAGGGCAGTATCCGTCGTTGATCCGAAAAAGGTTGACAGTGATTTTGAATTCGTGTTACCCCAGATAAAATAAAGTTTTGATATTTGTGATTTTTCAGACGTTTTTTCTAAGACGGCTATATGTATTGTATTATGGGAAGAAAATTAACATACATTACACCGGAGGAACAGAAGAATGCAAGAAAACTTAGAAACAAGCGATTCTATGACAAACATAGAGATGAACTCAACAGGAAGTCTATGCAACGATATTGGAAAAAAATTAGAAAAAAATAATATAAGTACTGGAATTATTTACAAAGCTATCTGTTTGGTAAATAATAAAATTTATATTGGTGTTACATCTCGAAAATTGAATGTGCGAATCAATGAACATGTTAAATCGTCGAAAAAAGATCCAAAATTCTTGTTTAATAGAGCTATAAAAAAATATGGAAAAGAAAAATTTATATTTAGTGAAATTGATGCATATAATACAATAGAGGAGAGAGACAACAAAGAAATAGAATACATAGCAGAATATAATTCATTTTATTTAACTGGACATGGGTATAATATGACGTTAGGTGGAGATGGGAGCACTGGCCACGTAAAATCTCCAGAAGCTATAGAGAAAATTAGGCAGGCAAGAGCCAAACAAATATTTAGTCCAGAAACACGAGCACTCTGGTCAAAAAATAGAACAGGAAGAAAACTAACGATAGAACAACGTAAGTATATGTCGAAAAGGATGATTGAAACTGGATGTCATAAAAAAACCGATGAACACAAACAGAAGCTGCGAAAAGCCAGTTCGGGTAGAATATATTCCCCGGAAACATGTTTAAAAAAATCACGGAGTATGATGGGAAAAAACAAGAAAGTAATTTCCCAAGATAATATGGATTTGATACAATGTTTATATAGAGATATGGGACTACATAAAGTTCGTTCAGAATTAGTCAATAGAGGTATATTTATAAGTCCGGGTAGAATAAAAAGAAATTTACAGTCAATTAACATGTATAGAACTCCAATCGAAGCAAAATTAAGAATGATTTCATCGATGACTGGACGAAAAAGAGGAAAGTATAAAAAACATGCTACTTAAGTATATATTAAACGAAATAAGTAAGGATGCAATTGCATTAGAATATCTATCTGATCTAGTTAAATCTGGTCCATTTAAAAATAAGGCATTTCTTGCTGGAGGTAGCCCGCGTGATATGCAGCTTGGTCTCTCGCCTCACGACTTGGATGTAGTAATAAAAGGAGATATAAACGCAGGTATAGATTTTGCTAAATGGGCAACTGAAGAAATCGGAAGAAGAACAGGAAAGAAAATCCATGCGCCTGTTATTTTTCCAACCTTTGGAACCGCGAAATTTACTTTGAGTGGAGTGAATTATAAAGGATACGATTTAAGTGATGTAGACATCGAGTGTGTGGCTCCGAGAAAAGAAAAATATACTTCTGGAAATAGAAAACCAGAAGTATCTTCCGGTGAACTGAAAGATGACGTTTTTCGAAGAGATTTTTTGGTTAACAGTCTTCTCTACGATCTTACATCGGGGGAGACACTTGATCTAACCGGCATGGGAAAGGATGATATTAAAAAGGGAATAATAAGAACCCCATTAGATCCCAATATTACATTTAAAGAAGATCCACTGAGAATATTAAGATGTATGAGATTTTCGGCTAAATACAATTGGAAGCTCCCAATGTTTATGATTAGAGCGGTGAAAAAGAATGCTCCTCAACTGAAGAATATTTCCCGAGAACGCATCCAAGTAGAAATCGATAAAATTCTGTTAACTGATAGAGCCACTCAATCAATTAGACTCATGAAGATATTAGGTTTAATTCCTTATGTATTTTCAGATCTAGTAGATAAACCGAAAGAAGAATATACATTACTCAAGTTCCTTCCTAAAGACATTCCGCTCCGTTTAGCTGGCATTTTTTCCGAAGTTGGGTCCGATATTGCAGAAAAGGATCTACGAGAAACCAAATATGATTTGGACACCATAAAAACCGTATCAATGATTCTTGACCATTTTCATAAGTTATTAGATAATAACGCTTCTTCTGATGAATCCGTAAGAGATGAAATAGATATTTTGGGGAAGGATAAGTACAATGTGGTTCTTAGTTTTGCAAAAGGATATGCTTCTTACAAGGGAGTGAACTTAGCTGCTGATGAATTGTCATTGAAATCGACAGAGCAATCCCAATATATGAAACAACACCCACTTCCAATTGATGGTCAATGCCTTATAGATCTGGGTATAAAACCCGGCCCGGTGTTCAAAACTCTACTTGACTTAGTACGGAGAGTGTATATCAAGAATCCAGAAACACCTAAAGAAACATATCTCTCTGTTATAAAAAAGAATATGCAAAAGTAACATATTTATGTTTTTATAACTTGACAAAATCTAGAATGTATACCATTGTAAGATAGTTGGATATATCTTACATATGAAATACAAGATCGTTAGGGATAGAGATTACTTACATAAAAAGTCTAAACCGGTGGCGTCGGTTGAAGAAGGACAAAAAATTGCCGATGAATTAATTTCGGTTCTAGATGAATTGAAATTCGGAATAGGACTGTCCGCTATACAAATTGGTATACCAAAAAGTGTATCGGTAGTAAGAGCGAAAAAAGACTCTCCTCCAATCGTATTGATGAATCCTGTTGTCAAGGAATTTGGCACGGATAAGATTATCTACGTTGAAGGGTGTTTAAGCATTCCCGGAAAGGCTATACCAACAGTGAGAAGTTATAAGGTTACGGTAGAGACGTTAAATCATGCAAATCCATTGACCTATGCTCCTGACGTAGACCCTATCACGAAGGAATCGATTCCAACTGATTATGGTCTATTAGAGGCTATCTGTGTACAACACGAGATAGATCATTGTAATGGAGTTCTTATTACTGATCCGGGTATTAGATTCGTCCCACCAGTCACTAAAACCATAAAACATGGAAGAAATGATAAGGTTGTAGTAGAAAAAAATGGAGAGACACAATATATAAAGTACAAGAAGGCGTTGGATCTTGTGTCTGACGGGTGGAAAATCATATGAGAAAAAACAAAAATGTGGACGAAATAGAAGCCGATTCAGTGGAAGAAGCCCGAGAAGTTATTAGATTTGCATTAGAAGATCGTAACTGGCTCCAAGTTGAAGAAGCTCTTGAAATACTAAACGATATCCTTGGCTACGAAGTAGAGAATGACGCAGACGAGGAAGATAAACGAAATCATCTGGAGGAATAAATCATGTTTTGGCTATTATTCTGGTTAATATTTGGATTGATTATTGCTTTACTGTCTGCTGGCGCTTTGGCGTATGCCTGTTATAATCTTGTAAAGAAAATAGAGGTTTACGAAGAATGGGTTAGTTATTTTAGAAGTGAGATAGAGACAGTAAACACCAGATTAAAAGAGGTGGATGACAAGCAACTCTTTGTTCCTGATGATGACGTTGGATTTGTTTTTAGTGAGATAGTTAGGATAATAAAGGAATTTAACGATAAAGTAAAATAATGTATATGGAAAATCTAGGATGAAAATATCTAAATCGTTATCGGGTATTAAAATAGGTCCGTTGTCAGAAGAACGTCGTATGAGAAAATCTCAATCGATGTTAGGTAAGAAACAAAAATTATGAAGAAGATAAAACGTTCCAAACAGACAAAAAGAAAGACTAAAGTTAATAAGGTCAAAGTAAAACGTAAAGTTCGAGTGATTAAAACGGGCGTAGTTACAATAAAGAAAATAAAACGTAGAAAGCGTAAAGAGAAAATTGTTACAGTGTTGGAGATCGGTGATCCCAAACCACCGTCTAATATGTATTTTACGCAAGATACGGAAGACGGAATCGTCGCATATAACAAAGCAACGGATGCGGCAGAGAAAGACAGAATCTATAATGAGAAGATTCAACATGCATTTGAAAAAATTGCTGAAAATATCTACAATAGATTCAAGTTTAGTTACGCAGATGTTCCTCCAATAGAGGTCCAAAAACAAGCTATTTCTCACATGGTTTCTAATATCGACAAGTATGAACCGGGAAAGGGAAAGGCATATAGTTATTTTAGTATCGTAGCAAAACATTGGTTTATTCTGGATAATAACAACACTTATAGAAGATTTAAACGGCACGTTGAAATATGTGAGCATCCGGGAGACTCAGGTGAATTTGTGGTAGAACCAGAACACAGTAAGAAAGATAACGAGACCAGAGAATTTATAAAACTAATGGTAGAATTCTGGGATAAGAATGTCGGAAAATACTTCAATAAAGATAGAGATGTAAAGATCGCAAACGCTGTAATTGAAATATTTCGTAATTCAGACCGTATTGATGTGTTTAATAAAAAAGCTCTTTACCTATATATTAGAGAAATAGCAGATTGTCAAACCCAACATATTACTAAGGTTATAAATAAAATGAAATTTGCTCAGAAAAATATAACAAACGAATATCAAGAAAAGGGAACAGTTACGGGTGATGGTATTTACGTTTAAAATAATGGTCTATGGACTATTTATACAATTATGGATACAAATTTTGAATTATTTGAAGGAAAAACTCTGGGAGACCTATGTAAAGATATAGTTAAGAACTCAGAAGATAAAAAACAACAGATCGATATATTGATTACAGACCTTCGAGGAATGCTGAAAACTATTGAAGACGCAGTTATGATAGTTCCTCTTCTCAAGGATTATTATGATGTAGGTGTACGAAATGACGAGCAGTTGATAAAATTAGGAGCGATTGTCGCCCGAGTTATGGCTGGAGCGTCCAAGTCAGAAGATGCCGGAAATGCTCTTCTAACTGACGATGATAAGAAACAATTACTCGAAGAAATACAAAAGACGGTAGGTACAATGAATGAAAAAGTACCTGAGATAAATAAAGAAAAATTATCAGTCAGTAAGACGTAATGGCCTACCAAGAAACAGCTCGTAAACATGAGTTAAATGTCAAACAAGATGACATGCTGGCCTCCAGACGGTTCGTAACCGAACGGAAACCGGAAACAACTTATTTTTACGAACTAGAAGCAGCGATTGTTTTGGACGTAATCCTTAACGATCAACATCCTCTCTTCAAAGATAAACAACTCGATCCAATTGATTGGCCTGTTGATTCTAATGGAACACCGGCAAAAGATGGACAACCTAATTATGGATGGATTGGAATGATAAAGTTCCGATTTATTAATAGTCAGGAAGGCACGGATCGTAAAGTATTACATTGGGCCTTGCCGATGGAAAACACCGGAATTACTGAGCTTCCTTTATTGAATGAGGTCGTTGTGGTTGGAAAATATTTCAACAACTATTTTTATAGCCGAAAACTTAATATCAAGAGCTTAATCAATTCCAATGCTTCTCTACAATTGGAAAGAGCATATGGGTTCGTTGTACAAAATACAGACGACAATGGAAGCCCCATCCCCGGTCCAAAATCGGTTCTTAACGGAGGAAGCACGGACCAAACAACCAATCCCAATTATGTCGGGACACTTGGAAACTATTTTAAATTCAATCCGGCTATTAGAGCATTAAAGAGATATGAAGGAGATAGTATAGTAGAATCTAGGTTTGGACAATCTATTCGGTTCGGTTCATATGACGACAACCGAGGAAATGATAAAGGTCTAGGAGAATACTCTGACAACGGAGGAAATCCTATGATTCTATTACGAAATAGACAGGCATCTATAAAAGGAGCGCCTGAACTATCTAAATTAGTCAATAAAGGATACGTTACAGAATCAATTAATAATGATGGATCTTCGATTCATATTACCTCTGGAAACACAATATCTACTTTCTCTCCAACTATAAAGAAAGTGATGTTCCAATCTGGTGTGAAGGAAGAGCAACCACGTTTTTCTCCCGAAGGGGCAACCTCATTTAAATATCCGAATCTAAATGGAGATCAGATTATTGTTAATAGTGACAGATTAATATTTTCTTCTAAGGCGAACGAAACATTTCACTATTCAAAAAAGAGATACTCGGTTGTTACTGATGCCGAATATACCGTCGATGCGTCCGACCAGATAGTATTTACAACAAATAAATGGACCGTGTTAAATTCCCCGCAGATTTATCTTGGAGTTTACGGATCTAAATTTGAGCCAGCTCTTCTTGGTTCTACAACCACCGCGTGGCTGTCTAGTATGTGTGATTGGATATTATTAAACGTAAATTCACAGATTGCTGTACTTAAAGCTGTAATGGCTCACTTTCATATCGATTCTATTAAAGGTCCAACTACACCACCTCAACCACCCGCATTAGTTATGATGCAGACTCAATTGATATCGTTACAAGCATCACAAATAAGTTTATTAGCATTGAAGATGCAATTAGACGCACTTAAAAGTAATAGAGTTTTTGTTTCGGGTGGAGGTGGAGAACCCGGCGCAGACGGAGGTTAAACATGTCATTGATAAACGCAAATATACCGGTGGCTTCAGCACCTATATCATCGGTTGTTAAAAACGTTGCTACATCAACCGTTAAATCGTCGGTTTCGGCAGCAGTTCCTAAACTTAGTGCATCAGGTTTATCAACAAGCATGGCACTTCCTGCACTTCCTACCATGCCGACCTTACCGGCTTTACCATCTCCAGCTTTATCAATACCTAAGATATCACTACCATTTGTTGGATTTGGACTTCCACAAATAATAATGAAAGGTGGAGCTATGTTTTCATCTATAGTAATTCCGAAACTTCAACTTATTGTTCCAAAGTTTTCAGCAGGTTTAACTTTTAATATGGGATCTATTGGAGGAGCGTTGAGTGTTTTATCAGAAGCAAAAGCAACAATAGCTCAAGTTCAGGGGGCCATTGCAGCAGCAAAAGCAATAATAGATCAAGTTCAAGGAGAAATATCAACAGCTAAGAAAGCAGAGGAAGTTATGCAACAAAACCAAGAAGATGTTTATCAAATTCAGGCGGATATCATCTCCGAGGAAGATTTTATTTCACATATACAAGAAGAAATCTATGATGCTGAACTTTTTGTTTCAGAACTACAAAGTTTAATAGATCAGATGGATGCAATCGTTGCATCAATGAATGAAGCGAAAACTGATCTTATAACCATGGAAGGGTCGGGAAGTCAATATTCTTCTTTACAGTCTTCGGGTTCGTCGGTTATAGAGAAGACTGAAGTATCTGGTTCTACTGTATTTTCGACAAGCTCCTTGATTGTTCCATCTCCTACTCAAAATGTTTCAACTGTTGTGTCTCCTTTAATTGTTAATACTCCAATTGTATTAAACGGACCTCGCAATTATTGAAAATGATGTATATTTATAACAAGATCCACATATGAAAAAAGAAGAACTCGTCACAATAATACGAAGCATAGTTAAAGAAGAGGTTGAACGATCTCTCCCTAACGTGCTGGTTGAAATATTAGCTTCGAAAGTCAATGACTCTTCGATGCTGACCGAAACTACTCGTCCAGTCACACGACCTCCTGTAACTACTCCAGTAACAAAAAGACGATCACCTATGGTAACTTTAGAAGGTGGACTTCCACAAAAAAGATATTCTAGCAATCCCGTATTAAATAAAATACTAAATGAAACTTCGGGAGGAGTTCCTACTGAAGAAGAGACTATGAGTGTTTTGGATGCTCCAGAGATGCTTAATGAGAATCAGGCATCGGTGGTTGATGTTATTAAGACCAAAGATTTTCGAGCTATTTTACAAGCGGCGAATCAAAAAGCCAGATCCGTTAGACCATAATATATGTCAACTACTCCACAACCAATTGGAATAACTTTACCTCTTATAGATGGTAAGTCTGGTTATTTCAATCAAAGTTTCAACATTGTGGATCAGATCAATACGAATATCATTATGTTATTTCAGACAAAACCGGGAGAAAGACGAATGAACCCCAGCTTTGGTTCTAGATTATGGACAGCATTATTTGAAATAATAGATGACGATCAAGGGCAGATTATACAGAGTATAGTAACACAAGATTTAGCTAAATGGATTCCATATGTCAATGTTAAACAGGTGAATATTACTAACAATCCCGATGGAAATATTGTTGGCGTCTCTGTTATCTATACGGCTAATAGTGCAGGAATAACTTCTCCACAGTCGGTTACTATTCCGGTACAACAACAATCTCTATGATATTAAATACACCCACTACAACTCGAACCGGTCGAAGAAATATCCAATATCTTAATCGAGATTTTGGACAATTAAGACAGGCTTTAATTGATATGTCCAAAGTGTATTATCCAAACACTTATAAAGATTTTAGTCCTGCTTCTCCGGGGATGATGTTCATGGAACAAACTGCAATGGTTGGAGATGTAATGTCTTATTACATAGATTATCAGTATAATGAATCCGAATTGGTTAACGCTCAGGAACGGAAAAACCTTATCAACGCAGCCAAGTCTCGTGGATATAAAGTGAAAGTAACGACTCCATCGGTTACAAATCTAGATGTATATCAACTCGTTCCGGCCATTATGAACTCGGACGGAACCATGTCTCCCGACCTTAGCTTCGCACAAGTAATCAAACCCGGAATGTCAACTACCAGTGATAGTGGTGTAGGCTTCTTGACAGACGAACCAGTTGATTTTACAGTTGATACACAAAATGATCCACTAACAGTATCAGTTTATCAACGTGATGCATCGGGTAATCCTGAATTCTATGTATTAAAAAAGACAGTATCTGCGTCTTCTGGTACGATTGTAACAACACAATTTACCGTTGGATCTCCAGTACCGTTCTATCAGATACAACTCAGTGAAGACAACGTAATAGGTATCTTGGATATATACGATTCGGACGGAAATCGGTGGTATGAAACAGATTATATGGCTCAAGATCTAGTTCCTATTGATGTTACGAACATCTATCAGAACGATACCAGTCTGGCCACATATAGAGACACCACTCCGATGTTAATGAAATTTTTAAGAACGTCTCGTAGATTCACCTCCAATGTAGATGAAAATGATATTACAACTCTAGAATTTGGGTCGGGTACAAATATCCAAGATGATGAATTAATTATTCCAAGTATAAATACTATTGCACAAGTAAGTTCTTTAAGTGGAACAGATGTGTCAATCGATCCATCAAATTTTCTATCATCTAAGATATACGGACAGGCTCCTGCAAATACAACACTTACTATTCGTTATATCGTTGGAGGAGGGGTAGCCAGCAATGTTAATGCAAATTCAATTACAAGTGTCCAAACAGCTGAATTCTTTGGAGATATAACCGAATTATCTCCTTTAGAGCAGAACTTGACAAATATGGTTAGAAGTTCTATTCGAGTCAATAATCCAAAAGCCGCTGTGGGTGGAAGGGATACCGAAACCAATGATGAGATAAGAAATAATTCTATGGCGAATTTCGGTGCCCAAAATAGATTGGTTACTCAACAAGATTATCAAGTAAGAGCATATGGGATGCCTGCAAAATACGGATCAATTGCCAAAGTTTATGCAGTGACTGATTCTCAACTTGACAGTATTATTGTACAGGCGGCTTCAAATGATAATCAAGTGGCCAGTAGTCAATCTCCACAGAATGTTAATACAGTAACACCATCACAAAACAATCCATTTGCTATAAATTTATATGTTCTGTGTTATGACGGTAAACATAATCTCATTCCTACCAATCCAGCAATACAGCAGAATTTGGTAAGTTATTTAAATCAATACAGGATGCTCACCGATAGTATTAGAATTATTGATGGGTATATCATAAATATCGGTGTAAATTTTAGTATCATAACTTACAAAAATTATAATAAGAGAGATGTACTAGCAAATTGTATAGCTACGGTTCAAAACTATTTTTCAATTGATAACATGCAATTCTGTGAACCTATCAGTATTAGTAATCTTAGATTGCAACTTGGTAATATAGACGGCGTACAATCGGTTTCTTCTCTAAATATATCGAATTTGACTGCTCGGGACGGTGATTACTCGCCCAATGCGTATGATATCAACGCAGCGACCAGAAACGACATTGTTTATCCATCTGTTGATCCATCTATATTCGAAGTTAAATACCCAAGTAGTGACATAATCGGAAAAGTTTCTTAATTTGCAACGTGTCGTCTGATACGGTAAGACAAAATAAACAACGAAGATTGCATTAAGATAGATATTTATTCGTAGTATGCATTACTTTTTATATCCGACACAAGATACTTTCATCACCAATGACCCAGACTTAATCCTTAAAAATACGGGATTGGACGAAATTTTACAAGTTGATAAAACACTCACCGATGTTACATTTAGCAGTAGTTATATTGTCAGCGGAAGCAATAGTGGAAGTTGGAGCGGAAGCTATATTTCCACGTCGGTAAGTTCAAGAGCGCTTTTACAATTCGATCTATCTGACGTTTCTGCATCATTGGCATCAGGAGAAATATCTAGTTCAGCAACATTTTATTTGAATCTCAAGATTGCCCAATCGATTCAGGTTCCTATCAATTATACTTTAATGGCATACCCAATATCTTCGAGCTGGGTTATGGGAACCGGATATGTTAACGATGGGAACCAGACAGCAGATGGAGCAAATTGGAAATTTACCGATGGAGTGATTGTCCCTTGGTTTCCAGACGAAACACGAACAGGAAAAGATGGTGGGGGTGCGTGGTTAACGTCATCTATGGGTATTCAACATTTCACATATCAGACATCAGATGTAAGAATGGATGTAACAGATATAGTAAATGAATGGATTTCTGGTTCTATTCAGAACAACGGACTCATCGTTATGCACAGTAATGAATCTGATAACGAGAATTATGGAAAACTCAGATTCTTCTCAAAAGAAACTAATACTATATATTCACCATATCTGGAGATTGTATGGGATGACTCAATTTATAATCCAACGGCCAGTATTGATACAATTTATCTAACCGAAGCCGTGGTATCTATTAAGAATATGGTGCCAACGTACCGTCGTGGGTCTATAATAAAGTTTAACGTCACTCCTAGATACCGTTATCCACTCAAGACGTTTACCAACATGCTGTCAAGTTATCTTTACCCATATTATCTTCCTGCTGAAAGCTTTTATTCAATTAAAGACGCCGAAAGTGCTGAAACAATTGTTCCGTATGATGAAGGAACAAAAATAAGTGCAGATTCACGGGGAAATCATTTCTATCTGGATATGTCTGGTTTATGTGAGGAACGATACTACAAGATAGAAATAAAATCAGAACAAAGTGGTTCGGTCGTAACCTTTGATATCCCTACCACATTTAAGATAATTCGATGAATTCAAATCCATATCTAGTAATTTATTCTCAGAAAGAGGTAACATCACTTATTAGTTCTGGGTCTATAATTCCAAACATAGACTCAAACTCTAATCTGGTTATTGAACTGATCGCTGGTTCTCTATACTCGTCTTCAATAACAATTCCTTTACAAAACATTCCTGTTGATCCCGTGAAAGTTCAAACCAACTATGATATCAGTTTTAGCGAACTATGATTTACACCGATTTACAACAAGTTCTGATGTCAACGTCTTCACTAACGTATGCATCATATTTCTCTCCCGAGGATCAAGAGTATTTACAGAGCAACTACACTTTATTGGACTTTCCTTTTGGGCAATCTAAAAAAGATTACATTGAAGTATCGGTATTTGCAATGGACGGAACCCCTATTTCGACCTCTTATTTCATTCCCACAGGATCGTATACTAATTACAGTAAGTCATACTACGATGTAAATAATACATATGTCACTTATTCATACTCTGATTTTCAGAGTGATCTAGTGGTTGTGGGGTCACAAACCCAATCAGTATTCTTGGACGTAGCACAGCAGATAAATGTTATGGGAATCCGAGAAGGTTCTTATAAGGTAGGAATTCAACTCATTCGTGATATTGTAGGAAGCAGTCAGGATAGTAAGCAGAGATTGTTTTTAAAGACCATTTCTCCGTCAAGGACCGAAATTACAGTCGTTCCAACAACATTACGTTCCGATACAAGTAACATTACGAATGAAGAATTCTATTCGTTCTCTAATAATAAGGTAATCTTTAAAGATGTTTCCGATCAGATATTGTCTGGTATCGGAAACCCGAACATATACAATATTTATATAGATGCGGTCAGTTCCGATCCTACCGGTTCGAGTAATCTATTTTCTGGATATGGATTTAAAACAGGTGTAGATGTAGTAAATTTCTTGATTGATACTTACTACGGTGTAAATAAAGGTTCCCGGCAGAGTAGTGGTAAAATATCACAGAACAGAATCCTAGGGATTTTTGATCAGTTCTCGAATTGGATGGATCAGAATTTGAATGAATATGCTACTTTCCAAGATATTAGAGATCAGTATTATTCACTATGTAGCTTCATTATAGATAAAAACCTCAATGGTATAAATGGAATTAACCCGGTATCTTACGGATCTATAATAAATTTCCTACAAAGCATTTACTATACCATGATATTCTACCCGACCATAACTCAGGTAGAAGCTTCATACGTTGATTATATCACTGGTTATTTCAAGAACTATTTGAATTTCGGAGATGACCGGTTGTTTCCGATAATGAACATGAAGGTAATTCCTTCAGCTGATCCAACTCAACACGACCAATTGGCAATAAAGTTAAAAGATGCTCTTCCTAATGACTTAGTTATTAGTAACACCTTATGGATAGAGAATATATTTGCGTCTGCTCCTATTCTACAAAATATTTACTATTTCTCAAATCCAGTAATTGCCATAAACAAACTTCGTGGACCAAATTTCAATGTAAAATTTCAGAATGAAGGAAATAGTACGGAAACTCTGTCACTTGAATCATTGATAGGAGAAACGGGTAGTTTATATAACGAGATTCTGACGAAGCTTAATTCACATACAAGTTCGTTGGTCCTTAATACAGTAGATTATAGATACTTTGAAAAGTTTGTAAACTTCTCGACTGCTGATTTAAGACTAAAAGCGTACACGGTAAAACTCAATTCGATTTATCAATATAATCAAGATGTCGCTACAGCCAGTGGACATCTGATCGAAAATCCTAATGATCAGTTTTACCAGAATGATCTAGAACAAGCCAATACCAGTTTGAATGCAGTCATTGCATCATTCGATGGTTACGAAAAATTCTTGTATAGAAACCCAACTTGGTATTCAATACATACATCGGTTGGTTCTGGAGGAATAACATCGGCTTCATTATATGACCGAAACAATCGTAATAGTCTTATTAACGGTCTGCCCGCAATAATAGTGGAAGATCCACGAAATAGCGATTATGTTAAATTCGTTGGAATGGTCGGTCATTTCTTCGATAATATTTCTATATACATCGACCAATTCACTCAAAAACTTGATTCGGCTGCTTCACCTAATCGTGGAATATCCATGGATTTAGTTCATAATGAACTAGTATCGCTTGGATGGGAACCCGAAATATCTCGGGAGAATCTTCCACTAATTCTATCATCATTCTCCAAGTCGGATTTCGACACCGGATCGGTTTTATATAATGATCTGGGTGCTATCTCTGAGAATGATCGGAATAAGTTAATTTGGAAACGTATTTTGAGTAATTTGCCGTTCATATATAAGACAAAAGGAACAGCGGCGTCCATCAATGCATTGATCTCCTGTTTCGGTATTCCCAAAAACCTCATAAAGATAAAGGAATATGGAAGCATTGATTACAATCCAAATACAGATGATGCTGGATGGTTCATCTTCGAAGAGAATAAATATCTGCCATATTTCAGTGGCAGTGGAGAATATTTCCAAACTCCGTGGACAGGAAGTATTAACTCAGTCGAGTTCGATGTCAACTTTGATACTGACCACACCAATAATGAAGGAGATATTTTATATCTAGTAAATAACAAGAATAATTGGACTCTTGGGGCCGTTAAAGATTCTGGAACAATCTGGGGAAGACTGTTCTTTACCATCAGTAATGGAACGGGTAGTCTATCAACATTAGTGGGGCCTCCGGTCCCATTGTTCGACGGCACCACTTATACGGTGATGCTAAGGAAAGACTATGTAGGAAATTCAATCGACTATCCAACAGAGTATGAAATGCTAGTGAGAAAGTCCGATGGAGGAAGAATTGTTTTTTCAACGGGATCTAGTTTTGTATTGAGCGGAAGCTGTAATAATATCTATGAATCAGGTTCAAGTATTTGTTTTGGAAATTATCGAAGTTCGTCGTTGGAATCCGGTCGCGGTGAGTTTTGGGGAAACATTGATGAAATAAAACTTTGGGAGATTCCGATTGATAATAATACATTCGAAGAGCATGCGCTCTATCGTGGAGGATTCAATTATAGTGATCCACAAACCATGGTGGACAAACTTCTGTTCAGAATGTCCTTCAATCAACCTATTGATCTATATATCACCTCTTCACTTCCAAATGTTTCGTTCAGAGCAGATTTTCCTACTTTTTCCGCTGTAAATTTCGCTCCAGTAACTGGTTTAGATCCGAATTATCCAGAGTGTAATATACCTGATTCTTCTCCGATTTGGCCGTATCAATTCACGGTTGAAGAGTATGTTATTCAGTCCGCTAAAGTGTCCTCGTATGGATCGGCAACTCTCAGGAGTAATAAGATCGCATATTTCGACCAAACATTGACAGCCGGATTGTCATCTACAGCTCGTTCAACACAACAATCCATCCACAATGGAACAGTAGACTCTAATAAAATAGGAATATTTTTCTCTCCAATTGATATAGAAAATGAAGGTATACTGAAATTTTTCGGTGCATATGATTTTGGGGATCTTATCGGAGATCCTAGCGACACGTATGAAAAAACTTACCGTAGATTTGAACAGTTCCGTCAAATTTATTACGATAACGGGCATGGAATAATCGATTATCAAACATTTATGAATTTGATAAAAGCTTATTTCGATAAAGCTATGTTTAAATACATGCAATCGATTGTTCCTGCTAGAAGCAACCTCGTTGAAGGACTGTTGATCGAACCTACGTTGTTAGAACGTCCAAAGATTCAAATGAAATCGGTTGGTGTAGAAAACATTACTCAATTCACGTGTAGTGTTAAATTAAATGAAAAAGTATCTGCCAAATCTACAGAAGTCGTTACTGGTTATATACCAATTGAAATCGGTGGAACATCCATTCTTAACGATGTCAACCAGACATTCTATAAAGATGCTCCGGATGATCACGGATTTGGTCTGTATGCAATAAATGGGACTTTGTTTTACAAGAATGATTATTATCGCATCGATGTAATGGAGTATGAAAAGTCATACCAAACTCAGAGGAAATACTCCGCTCCCACAGACAAATTAAATTTTTCTAGTAAGAGTATTGATTTAAATGGAACAGTGCAGACAGTATCTAATTCCTACTATAAATTAAATCTGATTCGTCTTCCAATCGTTTCAGAATATGAAATAACCGCCTCATACGCTCCGGATTCATCAATTCATTTCAATGGGTATATTGATATTCCACTGTCCAGTTCAGCTGGATTGGTAAATTCGGTTATAACTATACCACATACTATAAACGGAACAGTTTCCGGTGATATAGCCGGATTCAGGCTTAACGACCCTGTTATATGGCATTACGGAACACTTTATTCAGAGACTCCTGTATCCGCATCATTTAACATAGGATCGTCCGTGCTCTATAGCGGTTACTTTAATATTGTTAATAACCAATGGTTCTTTGCAGGATATATTACAATTAATCCGGGAGCGACATATGATATGGAATTTAGTACCGGACACACTACGCAGTCCATCTATGATTATCTGCGGGTAAATTCTACAGGTGAATTATTTACTAGTACCGATCAAGTTAGATACAGATTAGAGAAGTCTCTGGAGATCACTCCAAATAATTCGCGTAGATTGAATGGATATTTTCAGACTCACTATAAACACAAGCGAAGAGTGTTCTCACAAAAAGAATTAAATGTTTTCACCAATACCTACGATCAATCTGGCAACCCAATTAATGGTCCCTCGAAATGGAAACGAGGCAGTCAGACTAGAAAAAGTACGGTTGATGCTTCAACCGGAAACTTGGATAATTCCGATCCAATACAAATAACAGCATAAAAATAGTGAAAAACTTCTCTACGCTATATTTATTGTTAAAGTCACTCATATGGGATATCTGAATAATCAAGTAATTACCGTGGACGCCGTTCTCACCCAAAAGGGCCGGGAACTGCTGGCTTCCAATGGAAGTCTAAATATAACATCATTCGCCCTCTCCGACGATGAGATAGATTATAGACTGTATCAGCCTAATCATCCACAGGGCTCGGCCTATTATGATCTAGCTATCAGAAACACCCCTGTATTTGAAGCGTTTACTGATGAGACACAGGTGTTGAAATATAAACTGGTCACGCTTCCTGCTGGGGTAACTTCGATTCCAGTCATTTCACTTGGTCAAAGTTCTATTAACGTTTCTTCGGATTATAAAGGTCAAGTCGTGATTGTTCCGACCACCAATCCAACGTACAACACAACGCTCGGATACACGGCCATCTTGGCAAATAGAAATGTTGGAACGATTATTGGTAGTGGACTTTCTGCCAACAACGCAGCTACAATTCCTACTTATATAGGAGACGTATCGGCAACTACTGCACAGGTGGCTCTTGGATTGACTTTCCAATTCGTTCCGAATGCAGCATTAACACAGACTATAACAACTTCACTTACGATCATTGGAAATGAAAGTGGTGGCTCGGTAACAATTCCGGTGACGATCAACGTGGCTTCTTAATTCTTACAACTATGATCTTCAGTAAATTCGATCCAACAGATATTGTCGCAGGCAGAATTCAACCGGTTTCTACTGGTATATGGAGTGACGGAGAACCAGATTGGTCCGTTTTCTTTACAAGCAGTCAACAGACCGTTGTGTCAGCCTCTGCATTTGAACCATTAAATGGATTGTACTATACTGACGTATATGATGCACCAACAAGTTCTATAGATTCCGATATCTATTTTTCTGTGGCGTATGGAAATTACTATGGATCTGGTTCATCAAATTTTGACGAAGATACGACTCAAGGAAGTCTGTTGTTTCCAACACAAATAATTTATAATCAATATCGTAATCTTCTTCTCACTCCCGGAGATCAATTTTTTAGCTTCGCTTACAATAATAATGTCGGTGGATTGCAATCAGTAACTTCATCCACAGATATTTATGTTATAAACTTTAAGGGAAGCAAAGTTAAAGACCAACTTGATCCGGGACAATTTGAAATAACTCTATCCGGAGATGGAAATAGTATAACATTAATAGACGATTCTCAGGTAAATCCAAACACCGGAATTCAGACAGGTGGACAGTATTACAATCTGATCAAAGGAAGTCTAGCAAGCGGATCTGGAGCAGTATTCGAATATAATGGATTTGGGTCTGTGTATCCTTCCCTTGGACTTGTTGTTTTAAATCCATCTGCTATCAATGGGGCAATCGGAACAATCAGTGGTATAGCTGCTGTTCCTGTTCAATTAAATGATCCAGATCCTTCAAATTGGGGAGGAGATTTCGCCAGAATGCCGAACCTGTTATTCAAAGCAATCTCTGATGGTGCTGCTATTAATTCAATGAAGGCCAGAGTTACGGAATACGTTCCAGCCAAGCACTTTTTCGTGCGTGTGAAAAATCAAGAATATAATTATTCCAATAATCCATCGTTTGTTATCACGTCCGAAGATAGTCCGATAAACGCACAAGATATAGGTAAAATTCGATTCGCCGATTTCTACACCGATCCTAAAGTATATGTTACTTCTGTAGGTCTCTATGACAGTAACAACAACTTGGTTGCTGTTGCTAAATTAAGCCAACCTACCCTGAAGGATTTTACTAACGAACTTCTCATACGTGTGAGATTGGATTTTTAAGATGGTGGGGAAAAGCATATGATAAATAATGGCGGGGACGCTATATTTATTGTCATATGATAAAGCAGTTTTCCTCTGGAGATACAGTAGTTAGACCGTTCAAAACTTTTAAGCACTGGGAGATCCAGAGCGTTGATATGAATGGCGTCGATCAGTATGGTCGTTCGACCTATTTCTCTAGTTCGTGTGAAGTAAATATTGGAAAAAATATTTCATCAATTTTCTATCCCACTGGGAGTTCTTATTACAATTCGTCAGTTGAACCAGTAAATCCGTCCGGTAAATATTATAGAAACGTTTTCAATTTGACTGACTCTATGTTTTATAGATATTCTAATAATCCGATGGAGAAATTTGGAATAGAATATATTGATTCCGATCCAGTAACAGGAAACAAAGAAGTAAGAAATATTGGGGATAGAATTGTAACATGCCGTATTAAGGAAAATCTATGGGGAGAAAAGATCGTTCCAAATTCAATAGACATAACTGATAATTCAAATGTAAATGAAACATACAGAATTTTGGATGATGGTGCGACGAACCTTTTTGTATCTGGATCTTTGTTCATTCGAGATATTAGATTAGGTGCGGTTTCAAATTATTCTAGTTTTCTTAAATGGAATCCATTAGCAACCGAGTTCTATATAATTGTTGATAATGTCACTCAATCTATCTCTACACAAAAAGCCAAGTCATTAATGTCAATGGGCGTTGAAGTGAGTTATACTGAAGGGTCTGGTTCGTGGGTGTTAGATAATTCTTTTACCCATTCTTTCTTCGATCCAAGTAATGAACGATTTGGTCAATCAGTAAGCACGTGGGGAAATTACATACTTGTTGGATCTCCAATGGATAGCATGAATCTGTCTCCAGAAAAACAAGGATATGCTGCAATCTATAAAATTGAACATAACCATCCTAGACTGTTACGAAGATTTTATTCTATTCAGAGTCAAAATGCATTAACAACAGAGTATGGAAATCTAATTGAATTTAACGGTTCGTTTTTTGGATTAGAAAGTTCTAGTAGCTTTGATGACAGTTTCGGTTATTCAGTATGCGTTCGAGATAATTTCATGGCAATTGGAGCACCGACCGGATCGGTTTGTTATGCATCAGCGTCGGAGAATGGGTTTGTATATGTATATGATCGTTTTAAGGGAGGATGCGACAACTGGGGTCAGATTAGTATACTTACGGGAAGTTCTGTTAATGATCGATTTGGTCACTCAGTATCGTTGAGCAATGATATTCTTGCTGTTGGTGCTCCCGGTGTAAGTGGATCGACTGGAGCCGTTTATATTTTTCGCCGAAAGCGTTATATGGATTCCACATATCCATGTCAAAATATACAAACAAGTTCTTTATGGCCAGCAACAAATGAATGTGGATTACCCGACTCATCTTCTCTTTTTTCCACACCATCATTTGTATCTGGAAATTTTACATGGATACCCGAAGCCATTTTAACTTCAAGTGTTGCGTCTACCTCCGATCAATTTGGATGGGTATTAGAAGCCAGTGATAATAAAGTATTGGTTGGACATAGGAAAATATCAGGTCCGGGGTTTGCTACGCTGTTCACGTGTAATTATACATCAGCTTCATTAAATGAATGTCCAACTGCCTCGTGGTCGGAGAGAACGTTCTATGCAAATGATTCATTGGCAAATCTGATTGATTCTCAGTACAAATATGCAACTCCGGTCTCACTTAGTTACAATGGATTTGGTTATACTGTTTCTATCAACGGAAATAACATGGCCGTAGGAAGTCACTATGATACCGGGCTTATCCCATATGGATTGACATCATCATTGATTTTTGGAGCAGTATATTTCTATAACTATCAGAATGCCGAGTGTGCTTCATCTAGTACAGATATAAATTATTTTGTAGCTCAAGGAAGTAATACTTCGAGCGTAGATTATGAATTTGTTTTAACACAGAAGATTTTCGGAGAATTAGATCATACTTCATCTAATCGATTCGGTAGAGAAATTTCTATAGATGGAAATTTTGTAGCAATTTCTTCAGATCATTCTACGAAGTATCATCAGGTAGATTATATAAGTGGAAGTTTTATATTGGATGGATTAAACTACCAATCTACAGGTTCTGAAGATTCTGTTTTAGGACGTGTATCAATTTACAATCAACATCCAGATTTATCATGGAATTTGTATCATGAAATTCATAGAAATAAAGATTCAAACCAACCATATAACATATTTGGTCGGTCTGTTTCGATGGCTTCCGATTTTCTGGCGGTAGGTGCTCCAATATATAATTACGTTGGTCCGAGCAGTTCATATGATTTAGTAAGTAATCACAGTTTACAAATGTCCGGCAACTTCTCTCCTGCATATTCTGGATCAGTATTCATTTATGAATTAGATGATTTTAAAACTAATCCTTTGATTGGAAATATATTTTATAAAAATGGTTACGCAGTAATAACTAATACCGAATCGAAGTTCGAATCTATCTTTACGGGGACCGGTAGTAGAGGATTTGATATAAAATATCAGGGAACTCATACGATATTCGAGCATGAATACCTTGTCTCCGTAAGTCCCGGAGAATTCAATTTTAGTACAAATCCAACTGCATTGGTAAAAAACGCATTGCTATTTGATGTCAATAGAGACGGAGTGTTCGATATAAAAGATCTCAATCTAATAATGAGATATATTAACAATCAGAAATTCTATTCAACTGTAATTTATTATCACCAAGGAATCCCCATGGAAACCAAAGGGTGGTGGAAACACTCTTTGTTAACCGAGGCCGGTGACGTTCTTTTACAGGAACAAACTTCAGTATTGTTGGCATCTATGGAATTCACCGTCGATGATTACAATTATATCAAAAACAATTTAGTCGATACTGGTTTGCTTGATATTGATGGTAATGGAGTAATTGATATGAGAGACGGTGCTATGCTAACACAGTATTATACCGATACTCTTACTCCACAATCATTGCTAACTTTGATCGATGGAAAGTCTACGAGACATTATGTGGCAGATATAGAAAAATACATCAGTCAATTTACCGGAGATAATGTATTTAATGTAGATCCGATGTTCTTTGGGTATCAAGCATCGTCTTCATTCGATCCAACCGGATCATATCTGGCTCCATATGTAACAACTATAGGACTGTATGATAACAATGAACTTGTTGGAGTGGCTAAGTTAGGCAGACCAATAAAAAACTTAATTGATTGGCCAATCAATTTTATTGTTCGTTTTGATACCTAACCTCATATTTATAAGAACATAGGAGATTACAATTATGCCATCCAATCCATTAGCACCCATCGTTAGAGGTTCTCTCACAGAACCGTTAGAGACTATCTATGAAAATAAAAAGACGGGTCAAACACAGGCCGTTTTCCGGGATAATCTTAATCAACTATCTCCATTCGATTATTCTAAAGGAGTTCCTACGCAAAAGTCTCTAGCTGATATTTACGCTGCAAGTCCTGATTCAGTTATTTCTACTCAGAAATATCACTGATCTTTGGAGTATAAGATACGTTACTATGTTTGGTAAAATAGAATATTAATTTTATATTGCCACGTTTTGATGTTATGGTTGTCTAGTTATAGATGAAGAGAATTATCAAATAATTCGTCTAGCCAATCCTACAACCACCAAATAATATGATAGATATCACTAACGGAACACTCCAAACACTTATCACGGACGGAACATACAATATATCTTCCATTCAAGTAAACCTTTTTCCAACGGCGTCCAGTCTTGGAGCCACTGCATCATGGGCCGTTGATCTAGTAACACAGTCTTTCGCAAGCGGAGATATCGTTGAAAATTTACCCGCTGGAAAAAGACGTGTGACATTCAGCCCATTGGCAGGATATAACTCACCACAGGCAATTTCTGTGACTCTTGTAGCCGGTCAATTAACAACGGTAATTCAGGGATACGATCCATCTAAATAATCTACGGATTCGGCCATAAGTTCTATTCATGTAATAGTTATTGTTACATGAAAGACTTATTATGAATTTAGGATTTGACGCTTCAACTAATGTGGTCGGATTTGCTTTCGTAGAAAATAAGAATATATTTGACTGCGGTTTCATTGATATTTCTAAAATTAAAGGAAATCGAGAAAAAGCATGGTTTGTAATTGAATCACTGAAGAGCCACTCTCTACTATCAAAGATTGATTCAATCAATTTAGAAGCGTCTCTGAGTGGCTTTGCTGGCCCATCCAGCCGAGCTGTCATTGTTATGCTTGCCAGATGGAATGCTGTGTTCGAATACGTGTTAGAAGATTATTTTAAAAAAGAAATAAATCTCGTAAATGTGGCCACGGCCAGAAAACAGGCTTTTGGAAAAGCAAAAATAAAAGGGATGAAACCCAAGGAATATGTAAAAATGATGATGGATAAGATGTATGACTTGACTCCATGGGAAAAAACCAATAAGCTGGGTAATATAGATAAGAGAATTGAGGATGTTAGGGATGCCGTGGTTATAGCTTTGTACAATTCTCCTAAAATTTAACATGTATCATAAAATTAAGCTATATTTATTATTATGAGCAATCCAATAATTACGGTAAATTCAAATCCAAATAACGTTGTTACGGCTAATATAGGTAGTCTCTTTTACAGGTTAGGTTCTCAAACATTTCGTATGATTGACGGAACCACCGGAAAGGATGTTGAGTTGAACGTAAATGCAGCTGCTTTTTTGAGGACCAAGTATAATCCTGTTTTTTATAGAAATTATTCGTTTGAGTTCTCTTCTAAATACGAAACATGGATAAAAATTAGTGGAGACGGTACTTCAAAGGGGTGGCAATATGTGTCTGCGGATTTACCATATTTTAAAGGAACTTCCCCCGGAGGCCCGCCTGTTATAACTCAACAACCAGAAGATCAACAGATTAATGTTGGTTCTAATGCAGCATTTTCAATTTCGACAGAATAATTTCTACTATGACAACTTATCAATGGCAAGAATCTCAGGACAATGGAATGACATGGTTTGATGTCACAAATACCGGAAGTTTCTCGGGTAGTTATTCCCGCGATTTTACCGTATCTAGTGCAACTGATGGATATGATGGAACACTCTATCGATGTATAGTAACTAACGAATTTGGATCGGTTACGAGTAGCGGAGCAGAGTTAAGAATTCGAGGACATTTACGCTCATGTGGAGCAAATTATGATGGACAGTTAGGAGTTGGTCAATCTATT